CAGTATAACTTGTTTAGCAAGACCGTGGAACGAAGATATTGAATCATTGAATCAAATTATTCAATATACAGACACATATAATAAAAATATTAAGATAGAAAGCTTCCCAACCGATTGTCCCCCCAATTGGGATGAAAAAAAATCAAAATCCAAATGGAGTAATAATAGAAACAGATTGGTGTCTGCAAATTTACATCTTCGCGCACAGTGGGTGATGAGAGAAAAATGTATTACTGAATTTAATAGTAAAGTTATATTTACTGGAAACGGAGGAGATGAAATTTTTGATAACTATCCAGCGTTACCAGAAGGGTATCCGTTGAAGTACAACGGCATTATGAATAAAAACCCATCTGGTTTTTCTATCTGGCCAGAGGATTTATCAACAGTATTCCCGTGGCAACACTTTTATGGAGGACAAGCAAGACGTTTACTTGACCTGTTTGAAACTTTGTCATTGGCCTATGGATTGGAGAATAGAAATGTATTTTATGATAAAAAGTTCGTACAAGAATGGTTGCATGTTATGCCATGGATTAAAAATCAAACACCCAAAGTTTTTCAAAAAAAATATTTACGCGATAGAGGAATAAAACTTCCATATAAAGCTTGGGCTCCATCATAAATATACAGAGGAATTAATATGGTAAATGAAATAGAGAAAGCACTTGGAGTAGTTGGGGATGTTATTCCACCAGAAGCTTCTTTAAACCCAAAAGTTAAAATGTCTGATGTTTCCCGTTATCCAGTAGAGTTAGAGGGGGGTGAAGATATTGATGATGACTATAAGTATCAAAGAGAGAACTTCTATCGGTTGGTTGAACAGGGTTCTAATGCAATTGAGGGTATCCTTGAACTTGCGAAAGAGGGTGAACATCCAAGAGCATACGAAGTTGCTGGACAGTTAATCAAGAATGTTGCAGAGGTTACTGAAAAACTAGGTGACCTTCAAGAGAAGATGAAGAAACTCAAAGAGGTTCCTGATCATGGGCCTAAGAGTGTAACGAATGCTTTGTTTGTTGGTAGCACCGCTGAGTTGCAAAAAATGTTGAAGGGTAAAAGTGAGTAAGAATAACTACACCAAAGACCTAATGGACTCCATTGCCAAAGACATCCTGAAGTTCTGGTTCGGCACATCCGATATGTCTGAGAGTGTGAAAAAACGACGTATCTGGTTTAAATCTACGCCCGAATTCGATGCAGAATTGATTGCCCGGTTTGCCTCCGTGCATGAATGTGCTGCTGCGGGTGAGTTGGACCATCTGAAAGAAACACCCTCGGAATGCCTGGCGCTGATCATTTCGCTCGACCAGTTCCCGCGTAATATCTATCGAGGCAGTAGCAAGGCGTTTCACACGGATGATAAAGCCTGCAATTTGTCGCATCATGCGCTCGCGCAGGACTTCGATGCTGCTATAAGTCTTGAGGCGCGCAAATTCTTTTACCTGCCGCTGGTACATAGCGAGAAACTGAGCGATCAGGACATTGCGGTTGAAAAATACAAAGCGTTTGACGACGAAAAGTCGCTTGCCTCATCGATTGATCACCGTGATGTAATCGCCCGGTTCGGCCGGTTCCCCCATCGCAACAAGGTTCTGGGAAGAGAGAACACGGCGGAAGAAGAAGAGTATCTCAAAATCCCACCGACTTGGGGTATGACCAAGGACGAAGCAGAGATTGTTGATATGTTGAATGGTAAAAGTGAGTAAGGTTCTTTATTATCACCTAAATTCTTTTCCAGAAATAAGTCAAAGAGACGAATATAGGTTATCAACTACTTTTGGATTACACTCTCCTCGTTTTAGATTTGGGTTTGATAATCAATTAGATTTAGTAGAAAATCCTCTTACAGAATTCCCAACAAATTTTACATCAACTTTCGAAGAACTGACTAATCGCAGAGCGGTAGAATTGTGGGATATTGGGAAACCGATACGGTTGTGGTGGTCTGGCGGTATAGACAGTACATGTGCATTGGTAAGTCTATTGAAAACTAGAAGATTGGATACAAGACTTACCGTTTATCTATCAACAAATAGTGTGCAAGAAAATCCACGTTTTTACGATTTGTTGGTGAATAAGAAAGTAAAGTTAGAGTGGCATTCTGATGAAAACTATATTTACGATAATGATAAATTGTGGAATGGGAAAACAATCAATGTGAATGGTAACGGTGGAGACGAATTATTTCTTGCAATATCATCAACAATGTCTATGGAAGAATTCTTTAAGATTAAAGATAGTGAATGGATTAATGTTATCAAAGACAAAGATTCTGATATGTTAAATGTTATCGAAAAATATATTGACATTTCTCCATACAAACCGAAAACATGCTGGGAATTACTTTGGTGGTTTGCTAGAAGTATAGATGATTTGTCAACAAGATATCACTCACCTAGATTTCTAAAAGACCCATCTGTGTATCATTTAGAATACGCATTTTTCTATACAGATTATTTTGAAAAGTGGGCTTTATCAAACCCACACGTTGGACATAATGGTGACTATAGAACATACAAATGGCCAATGAAAAAATACATATATGACTATGATAAAAATGAAGAATATCTCAACACAAAACAAAAAGAAAGTTCTTTTCCTTTAGTATATAAGAAACAATCACGATATCTAGGTGTTGATCGAGGTCATCATGTTCTCAACAGTATTGTATATGAGGACGGCACATTTGTTAGATATAAATAGAAACATGGAAAAGAATGATATAAAAGAAGGTCCAATACAGAGTCATAATCCCGATGAAAGAGTCTGGGAATATGATGATGATGGTACAAAAATCTACAAGGCAAATCAAGGATATCAACAGAAAACTCCATATACGAGTTCTCATTATTATGGAACGCATTTTTGGAAGAATAGAGGATGACTGAACAAGTCTATCTAGGAAACCCAAACCTCAAAAGGGCTAACGTTGCACAGTCTTGGACGAAAGAAGAACTGCAAGAATATCAGAGGTGCATGGAAGACCCTCTGTACTTCATTCAGAACTACGTCAGGATTGTTTCTCTTGATGAAGGACTTGTGCCGTTTAAGATGTACGATTTCCAGAAGGAGATGGTAGGAACCTTCCACAGTAATCGTTTTACCATCTGCAAACTTCCTAGACAGTCTGGTAAATCCACAACAATTATCTCATACCTTTTGCACTATGTTCTATTCAACGACAGTGTAAACGTTGCAATCCTTGCGAACAAGGCCGCAACTGCTCGTGACCTTCTTGGTCGTTTGCAGTTGGCATACGAACATCTACCCAAGTGGTTGCAACAAGGTGTCATGGCATGGAACAAAGGTTCCTTGGAGTTAGAGAATGGTTCTAAAATTCTTGCAAGTTCCACTTCGGCTAGTGCTGTTCGTGGTGGTTCATATAATATTATTTTTCTTGATGAGTTTGCATACGTTCCTGCTAACGTAGCAGAACAGTTCTTCAGTTCTGTGTATCCTACAATTTCATCTGGTAAGACTACGAAGGTGATGATTGTTTCTACACCACATGGTATGAACATGTTCTACAAGTTGTGGGTGGATGCAGAAGAGGGACGTAACACATATGTTCCTATTGAGGTTCACTGGTCAGAGGTGCCTGGGCGAGACGAGGCATGGAAGGCAGAGACAATCAAGAATACCTCAGAGGCGCAGTTCAACACAGAGTTTGAATGTGAGTTCCTTGGTTCTATTGACACACTTATCTCACCATCCAAACTTCGTGTGATGACTTATAGAGAACCTAAACAATCTAATGCAGGGTTGGATGTTCACATCCCCCCACAACAAGGACACACCTACGTCCTCACCGCAGACGTTTCTAGAGGTACTGCAAACGACTATTCTGCATTCTGTGTGTTTGATGTTACGCAGATGCCGTACAAGTTGGTTGCAAAGTTTAGAGACAACGAACTAAAACCTCTTATCTTTCCCTCAAAGATATACGATGTTGCAAGGGCATACAATCAAGCATTCGTGCTGATTGAGGTGAACGATATCGGTGAACAGGTCGCAAACGCAATGCAGTTTGATCTGGAGTATGACAACCTAGTTATGGCATCTATGCGTGGACGAGCAGGACAGGTTCTTGGTGGCGGGTTCTCTGGTGGTAGGGCACAGTTGGGTGTGAGAACAACGAAGGCAGTCAAGAAGATTGGATGTTCAAACCTAAAACAGTTAGTAGAGGACAACAAAATCATCATAGAAGATTATGACTGTATCAATGAACTCTCTACATTTATTGTAAAGGGACATTCTCATGAAGCAGACGATGGGTGTAACGACGACTTGGTTGCATGTCTCTTCATCTTTGCATGGATGACAGACCAACAGTACTTCAAAGAACTCACTGATAATGACATTCGTAGAACTATGATGCGAGAACAACAGGACTCACTAGAACAG